GGAAATCGAAACGGAAGGAGATCCAGTCCGGCCCTCCTCCCGTTCGCCATGCTTTCGGTCGGGCCGTTAAGCCGACGGAGCGCGACCCTTTAGTTCTTGACGCGCTCGGCCCTCACGACCTTGTGCTTCGTCTTGTCGTTGAATCGCTCGCCCGCGAAGGCGTAGTAACCGTCGAAGGAGCGGTCGCAGAACTCGGCGGCCTCTTCCTCGCTAACGTCGACGACCGCGCCCTCGGCGATGTGCTTGCCGTCGGCGAGACGGATCGGCTGCTTCGCCTTGATCCTGACCATCCGCGTTTTGCCTTCCGGCTGCGGCTGCACGAGCTTCGTCGTGTCCTTGTTCTCTTGCATGGAGATCTCCTATTGCAGTTGAAACCAGGATCGAGGGGCGGGAGCGCGCTTTCAGTCTCACCACTAGAAGCGCACTTGCCCGCCCAATTTTCCCTGGTCGGGAAAAAAAACAATCGTTAGACGACCTTCGCCGTCAGCAGGTCGAAGGCGCGGTCGAGCTTCGGACCGCCGTAGACGCCGGCCGTGAGGTCGACGTACGGGTTGCTCGGGCCGCCCTTCGTGCCCGGCGCCGTGCAGTCCTCGACGACGAGGAACTTGCCGAAGCCCGGCGCGTCGATCGTGCCGCTGGCGAGGTGGATCGTCTGCTGGAACTCGCCGATGCGGTCGTTGCCCGGCAGCGCGGTCTCGAAGTAGATGTAGCCGTCGGGGATGAAGAAGATCGCGTCGCTGACGGTGATCTGACCGGCGACGCTGGTGCCGCCCGTCGAGGTGGTCTGACCGGCCGCGTTCGACTCGGTCTGATACCAGCCTTTATAGATCTCGACTTCCGGCAGGCCCGGCAGCAGGAACTGCAGGACCTTGTTGATGTCGAAGTCCGTGAGCTGCTGGTTCGCGCCGAAGCTCGACACGTATGAACGGGTGTTCGTGTTGTCGAGGATCCAGCGCGCCGTGTTCGGGTTCATGATGATCTTCGTGATCGTGTACTTGCGGAACTTGGAGTTGCCGCCCATGATCCACGTGCGAAGGTCCTGAACCGGATTCGCGCTGTTGTTGGGGCTGACGCCGTCGCTCGACCAGACCGCGCCGATCGGCACGACTTGGTTGTAGCTCGGCACGCCGAACGAGACGGTGTTCCCCATGAAGGTGAAGCCGCCGTTGAAGATCGTGTCCCAACGCAGCTTCTCGATCCGCGCCTCGACGCGGCGGTTAAGCCGGTCGATATCGAGGTCGATGTACTGCTGAACGCCGCGGACGTTCGTGTCGTTGCGGCCGAGCTCGCGCAGCCAAAGGATCTTCTTCTCGTCGTAGTGGATCGACTCCTTGTAGTACGCCGGCGTGTACTCTTGCACGCGGGTACCGAAGGATTGGATATACTTCGGCGAGGTTCCCGGCTCGTGCTCGTTCGTCAGGCCGCCGGTGGCCTCGATCACTTCGGTGCGGACCTTGTTGACCGGCAGCGCCACGGACGGCATGTAGAGCGCGCCCTTGTAGGTCTTCGGATCGTTCACGACCTCGCGGACCAGCTTCTGGATCACCGAGGTATATTCGTTAGTGAAAAACTGGTTCATCGAGGTTGCCTCTCCGTGGCGAAACGCCTGCTCCTAGCAAGCGAAAGTGGACGGTCCTTGTAACGATCGAGCCGGGTGGGTGGAAGGAAGCGCCGCGATCCTTGCGACGCTCCCGCCTAAGCACGTGCTTTCAGAACTTGATCATCTGGACGCCGGTCGCGTCGGTGACGTCCGTCGTCTTGAGCGAGGTCTTGGCGCCCGAGTCGAGGCCGGTTAGCGCCGCGGTGTAGAGCATCACGCCGCCGCCGAAGATGCCGACGCCGAGCGTATTGCCGCTGCCGCTCGCAGCCGTCGACGTGGACGAGAAGTCGTCCGTGTCGTGCTGCTCGAAGAGGATGCAGACCGCGGTGCCGGTGCCGCTGGCGCCGCCGTTGGTGTACGGGTCATAGAGACCGTCCGTCGTGTTACGCGCCAGGACGGTGCCCGGGGCGTAGCCGCTCGCGTTGTAGCGGAGGTTGACGGGCAGCATGATGGCGTTCTGGCGCATCGCCGCGATGACCATCGGGTAGTCACGGCGGAAGATCGAACCATTGTAGCGAGGGCTGACGTTCGACACGGCGACGGCTCCTTATTGAAGTTGCGATGTATGCGAAGCGGTAGAAGGCACTAGGAACCGGGAACCGCCTTAGGACAAGGCGGCCGAAGCAACCGACGCGAGCTCCTCGAATTGAGCTTGCATCTTCGTAACGGTCTCGCTGAGCGCTGCGATCTCGCGCTCGGTCTCGGCCGAGTTCGACTCGACGTAGTCGCCGCCGGCGTAGCCGCCGAGGCGCGTCGCCTTGACGAGGAAGGCCTTGAGGCGATCCTTCGCCGCCGGCACCATGCCGCCGTCCATCAGGCGGACGAGCTCGTTGTATTCGGTCTCGACCGCGGCGGCCTCTTCGGGCGTCGGCGCCAGCTCGGCGGCGGCGCTCATGTGCGGCGCGGAGGATAGGCGCACGTCCGGCGCCGCGTCCTTCGAGTTGGAGAGGAGCGACATGTTGGCGCGCGTCTCGGCTTCGAGCTTCGAGAGGCGGCTCGACGTCTGGACCGAGGCGAGGTTAGTCGCGCGGATCGAGCCGAGCTGGCCGACGTGGATGACCGGCTCGCGGTCCTTGTAGCTCTTCAGCATCAGCTCGAGCGAGGCGTCGGACTCGGTCGCGAGCTTCTTCAGGTCGAGCTTCTTGATCTCGGCCGGGGTGATCTTCGCCTCGGCGCGGAGCGCGGAGAGGCGGGTCAGGATTTTGCCCGAGCGCGCAGCGAGGCGGGCGCCTTCGGCGAGCGTCGTGAAGCCGCTCTTGAGCTGCGTGATCTTACCGCGAGCGGCAGATAGCTTGGCTTCCTTGTCCTTGCCTTCGGCCTCTTCTTTTTCCTTCTTCTCCTTCTCGTCCGACTCGGCGGCGAGGCGCTTCTCGTGCTCGTCGCACTCGGCCGACAGCTTCGACAGCTCTTCCTTCTTCTCCTCGAGGGAGAGGCGAGCCATCTCTTGGTCGGCTTCCGACTCGGACATCTTCTTGACGCCGGTCAGATATTTTTTCAGCTTTTCCTTGTCCATTGAGCGCTCCTCGGCAGGTTCAGTGGTGGACTTGACGGTCTCGTCGTCCGTGTCGGTACTACCCGCCGCGAGCATCGACGCCGATGCAGCCGCCGGGAAGGGCGTGATGGTCAGCTCCGAGAGCGCGCCTTTATCGAAGTCGGCACCGATCGATAGATGGGTCCAGCGGCCGTCGACGACGCGCTCGACGTTCTCGCGACCGAGGATGCAGAGGCGGCCGAAGAGCGCAGGTACTACCTTGCCGTCGACGGCGTAGTTGTCGAGGCGAAGCTCGCCGGTCAGCCGACCGACCGTGTCCCAGGCCGACGTCGAGTGGTCGAGCTGGATCGGCGGGTAGTGCTTCAGCGGAACGTCGCCGCCGACGAGGCGCTTCGTGCGGCTGATCAGCCCGTTGTGATTCTTCGCCAGGCGCGCGAGCTGATCGGACGTGACCTCGACCTCGCCGTCGAGGCTTTGGAACTTGCCCGCGTAGACGAGAAGGCAGTCGCGCTCGATACGCGAGTCCGAGTCGACGGGCAGCGTCGATACGGCTTCGTCGAACGGAACGATTGAGCCGATGGCCTCTTTAAGCTTGACAAGCATTCATCCATCCTAGCTGGCCCGCTGCCGTCCTGTCCATCCCGCCGGCAGGGGTTCTGGCCGGTTGTGTCGGCGACTCCTCCCCCGATCTTGAATTAGGCGCAGGTGATTCGGGTTCGCTGGCGTCAGAGGTATGAGCTCTGAGCGGCAGTTCCAATGAATCGGCGGCGTCTCTTTGTCGAGGAGAGGATCGGCCTTAGCATAGACTAAACCCTGTCGGGATTTGCACCATTTTGTTGTGACGTGGTCCCTTATCGCCACGTAGAGGTAGTGCGTCACGTCCTCGGAGGCGTCGTAGACCTCGCGCCGTGCGTTGTTGAAGTAGCGCGTCGTCTCGGTCTCGACGATCGTCTTGGCCCGCGACTGGGTGACATTTGCCCGCTTGGCGATGGCGAACGCGACGCGCTCCTGGTCGTAGGTACTACCGTTGAGGAAGTCGTCAGCGAGCTCGCGCCAGGCCTGCTGGAGCTTC